ATTTGCATTCGTTGAACGAGCTGCGGAATTCTATACATCAACCTATCCTGTTATCTCTTCCGGTAAAGAGACAAAGGTTATTATTACCTCTACCGCAAATGGTATTGGTAACATGTTCTATACTATTTGGCAAGGTGCTATACAGAAGACAAACCAGTTTGCATCTTTCAGGGTTGATTGGTGGGATGTACCAGGACGAGACGAAAAGTGGAAGCTGGAAACTATCTCGAACACTTCCCAGCTACAGTTTGACCAGGAATTTGGTAATACATTCTTTGGTACTGGGGATACGTTAATTGGTGCTGAAGCTCTTATGAAAATGAAAGCGATACAGCCGATTGAGATTCTCGAAGGTGGCAACATGTTCATCTATGAGAAGACGAAAGAGAATCATAATTATATCGTTTGCGTAGATGTAAGTAAGGGAAGAGGACAGGACTATTCCACATTTAATGTGATCGATGTAACTTCCAGCCCGTTTAACCAGGTTGCAGTTTATCGATGTAATTCTATCTCTCCAATACTCTTCCCTGATATTATTTATAAGTACGCAACTTCTTACAATCAGGCATATGTCATTATTGAATCAAATGACCAAGGTGTGCTTGTTACTCGTGGATTATATCATGAACTTGAATATGAAAACATCCACGTATCATCTGCAACTAAGTCAGATGGTATTGGTATTGAAATGACTCGTAGGGTAAAAAGATTAGGTTGTTCTGGTATTAAAGATATTATTGAGAACAACAAATTAAAAATTAATGATTCAAATACGATTATAGAATGTTCTACATTTGTTGCAAAAGGTCAATCCTATGAAGCAAGTGAAGGTAACCATGACGATCTGATGATGAATCTTGTTATGTTTGGTTACTTTGCTACCACTGAAATGTTTAAGGATATGACTGATATTAATATCAAAGAAATGATGTTTAAGGATCGAATGGCACAGATTGAAAACGACATTGTTCCATTCGGCTTTATTGATGATGGTAGTGATGCTATTTCTGAATGGGAACAAAAAGAAAAAGATAGGGATAACCCATGGGCTGTAGAATGGGGAACTTCTCATTTCTAAAATACTATTTCCTATAAATAGAAGTAATGAATATAATCGTATTATGAATCACTTATAATTCAACTCAAAGGGAAAAGAGTCATGGCAATTTCAACACCATTACAATCTCCTGGCATTTTTGTTAGAGAGATAGATCTCACTGGGGTTGTACCTAACGTTCCAACAAGCACCGGCGCATTCGTTGGCGAATTTAACTGGGGTCCAGTTGAAGAGCCAGTACTAATTTCAAACGAAAGCGGTCTTGTTGAAGTATTCGGTTCACCAGACAGTGACAACACAGTAGAGTGGCATTCAGCTGCTTACTTCTTAAGATATTCAAACGAGCTTCAGGTTGTTCGTGTCGTAGCTTCTGCTACTAACGCTTATGACTCAGATGCAGATTCTGCATCTCCACCACTCGTAAAGAATAGAGATAACTTTGATGATCAAATCGCAGCTCTTGCAGATAGCGATCATTCTTTCATTGCCAAATATCCTGGTGATGCTGGTAACTCTATTTCTGTACATTATGTGACAGCAGACTCTTCTGGTACTACCGACTTTGACGCCTGGACCTATAAATCAAGCTTCGATGCGGCGCCAAAAACCTCAACATGGGCTACTGCTGCATCAGCACTAAATGATGAAGCGCACGTAGTTGTAGTAGATCGTCTAGGAGAAATTTCAGGGACCCGTGGTTCCGTTCTAGAAATTTTCCCATTCGTATCACTTGCAAAAGGTGCACTAAAAGAAGATGGTTCATCAAACTACATTCTAGATGTGATTAACAATGGTTCAAACTATGTGTGGATGGCTGGATTTGGTGCTGCGGGTAAGTTCAGTGCACTTGCTGGTACAAATGTTTCTAGCAGTAAGAACTATGCTAAGACTGGAACAGTAACAAAGACAGTAAACTTTGTTGGTGGTGCAAATGGTAGTGCTATTGGTACTTCTGAATATGCTACAGGTTTCGATCTATTCGAAGACAAAGAAGCTCTTCTAGTAGACTTCCTGATTGCACCAGGACTATCAAGCAGAGCGGACCAGACAACCGTAGTAAACGATCTAGTTACAATTGCAGGATCAACCCGTAAAGACTGCGTGGTTGTAACCTCACCAGCAAGATCTGATATTATCGGAAACGCAAGCCCGGTTACAGATTCAGTAACAACTGCAAATACTTTCACTTCTTCTTCATATCTTATTGTAGATAATAACTACCTAAAGGTATATGATAAGTATAACGATCAGTACATCTGGATTCCAGCTGCATCATCAGTTGCAGGTATAATGGCATCTACAGATGCAGTTGCAGCTCCTTGGTTCTCACCAGCTGGACCACGTCGTGGACAAGTTCTGGGTGTTACCTCACTTGCTTACTCACCAAATCAAAGCCAGAGAGATACACTTTATAAGGCAGGTATTAACCCAATCGCTAATATTCCTGGTCAAGGCGTACTTCTTTACGGGGATAAAACAAAACTTGCTCGCCCAAGTGCATTCGATAGAATCAACGTTCGTCGTCTGTTCCTTGGTATCGAAAGAGCGGTTTCAGTTGCAGCCCGCAACGTAATGTTCGAATTCAACGATGAATTTACTCGCGCTGAATTTAAAAATATTATCGAACCATTCCTAAGAGAAATCCAAGGTAGACGTGGTATCACCGACTTCCGTGTTGTTTGTGACGAAACAAATAATACACCGGCAGTTATTGACAGAAACGAATTCGTATGCAGCCTCTTCATCAAGCCTGCCCGTTCTATTAACTATGTCACACTAAACTTTGTGGCAGTTAGAACCGGTGTAGACTTCGCTGAAGTTGTTGGTACGGTATAATAGAGCGCAGGAGAAAATAAAATGGCTATTCTTGGAGTAGACGATTTTAAAGCCAAACTAAAAGGCGGTGGCGCTAGACCGAATCTGTTCAAAGCGACCATTAACTTCCCAGCATATGCAAATGGTGATGTGGAAATCACTTCATTCCTTTGCGAAGCTGCACAACTACCTGGATCCACAATGGGTGTCATTACTATACCATTCCGTGGACGTCAGCTTAAGCTAGCGGGTGACCGTACATTCGATACTTGGTCACCAACGATTATTAACGATACAGACTTTGCTATTCGTAACGCAATGGAACGTTGGATGAATGGTATTAATGCCCACAAAGCAAATACCGGTCTAACAGCACCAATCGATTATGAAGCAGATCTTCTTATTGAACAACTTGACCGTGACGGATCTATCCTAAAGACCTATACCTTCCGCGGATGTTTCCCAACAGCAGTTGCTCCAATCGATCTAGCCTACGGAACAAATGATGATATCGAGAGATTCACCGTGGAATTCCAGGTTCAATATTGGGAATCAAATACTACTTCCTAATAAGTGGATATATAAGATTAGACTGGGCGGAAACGCCCAGTCTCTTTAAAGATAGGATATGAAATGGCCGATAATAGTTTAAAACTTTTTGGATTCGAAATTCGAAGATCTAAATCTCAAGAAGCAGAAGATAAAAATCTAAAATCTATTGTTCCAAAAGTTGATGAAGATGGTGCTGGTTATGTAACTGCATCTGGATCACACTTCGGACAATATGTTGATATTGACGGCGACAAATCCAAGGATAATGCTACTCTTATCCAAAAATATAGAGGTGTAGCTATGCATCCTGAAGTGGATGCGGCGATTGAAGATATTACTAATGAAGCCGTATCTGGCGGTGATGAGATTGCTGTTAAGCTAGATCTTGATAATGTAGAACTATCCAAATCTATTAAGAATAAAATTCAAGAAGAATTCGATGATATCCTTTATATGCTGAAGTTTGGCGACTTAGGTCACGACATCTTCAGATCATGGTATGTTGATGGAAGAAAAGTTTATCACCTTGTGGTAGACGAGAAGAACCCAAAGAAAGGTGTTCTTGATATTCGTCCTATTGATTCTGCTAAGATTCGCAAAGTAAAAGAGATTATTAGAAAAAGAGATCCAATTACTGGTGCAAGTATAGTAGAAGGACAGAACGAGTACTTCATCTATCAGGAAAAACCGGGTGAACAGAATAGCGGTATTAAGCTTACAAAAGATTCTGTAATTTATGTAACCTCTGGCCTACTTGATGCATCACAGAAGCACGTTGTCTCATATCTTCATAAAGCATTAAAACCAATTAACCAGCTTCGTATGATGGAAGACTCTCTAGTTATTTATCGACTCGCGAGAGCGCCAGAACGTCGTATTTTCTATATTGATGTCGGCAACCTACCAAAGGGTAAAGCAGAAGAATATATGAAAGGCATTATGACTCGCTATCGTAATAAGCTAGTCTATGATGCTGCTACTGGTGAAATTAAAGACGATCGTAAGCATATGTCGATGCTTGAAGATTTCTGGTTACCGCGCCGTGAGGGTAACCGAGGTACTGAGATTACATCACTCCCTGGTGGCGAAAACCTAGGACAGATCGATGATATCGTCTACTTCCAGAAAAGACTATATAGATCACTGAACGTTCCGATTAACAGACTTGAACAGGAATCTCAGTTCTCTCTTGGCCGTTCTACAGAAATCTCAAGAGATGAATTAAAATTCCAGAAGTTTATTGATCGCCTTCGCCGCAGATTCTCTATGCTTTTCCGTGAGATGCTTAAGCGTCAGTTAGTCTTAAAAAGTATTATTACCGAAGAAGATTGGGAAGATATCTCAAATAATATTAACTTTGAGTTTACTAGAGATAACCATTTCACAGAACTCAAAGAAGCTGAATTACTCAGAGAAAAACTACAATCTCTGGATCAGGTTCAACAGTATGTTGGTGAATATTTCTCGAAGGAATGGGTAATGAAAAACATTCTTCGTTTCGATGATGATCAGATTAAACAAATGACGAAACAAGTAGAGTTGGAAGAACCTGCTCAAGATGAAATAGACCAAGCTGATGCTGAACAAGAAACAGCGGCGGCACAACAGGCTAAACCAGAGCCTAAAACCTCACACACTATTAATTTGAAAGTAGCTAAATAAGGAGTTATTATGGCTGAAGAATATGAAGTGTCGGATGTAAATCCAATTTCTAAAATGGTTGATTATATTACTCAATCTGAATATACAAAAGCAAATGATGTTTTTAATGAACTTTTATCCCAAAGAGTATCTGATTCACTGGATCAAGAAAAGATCGCTATTGCTCAATCCGTCTATTCTGACGAGGAAGAAGAATCTGAAGAAGAGTATTCTGAAGAAGATGAGTATACTGATGAAGATCTAGAAGATCTTGCTGATGAATATGCGGAGGATGAAGAAGAAGAAGACTAATCATGAGTTATTTAGATTCGTGGAAGAAGAAGCGGATCGAATATTGGCAACCAGTCATTTATTTTAGCAAAAATAATACAAGATTAGATTTTAATATTTGTGCTAAAAACGCTTGTACTTCTATAAAGGCTTATTATACTTGGGTAAAAGACCCGAATGCTAATTCCCTTTATCCAATAGATCATCCAAGGGTTATTCAAAGTATTAAATCCGGTGAATTAAAAGAAGACGATTTAGATCATCTTTCGGAGTTTGCCTATTTGAATCACACTGGTTGTAGAAGATCTGGAAGAGTGTCGCAGTGGTTAAATCATGAAGATACAACTTTTAAAGATTTTTTTAGAAAAGATAGTATAAGGGTAGCTGTAAAAAGGGACCCAATAAAAAGATTCATATCAGGGTATTTGCAAATATATCAAGATACAGCATTCGGGCCTTTTCGTCAACATAATTATCATATAGACCAGTTACTTGATCTGTTAGAGAGTAAAGAATATTGGAATGAACATCTAGAAACTCAAAGTTGGTGGATGGGTACGCCGGATAGATTTGATAAAATATTTGATATAAAAGACACATATAAATGTATAGAATTTATGAACGATAAATTAGGTATAAAAACTAACCCACCTGATTTTCATAGAATGAAAACAAGTATGAATAAGCCAGATCTAGACAGAAAACAGATAGATCGTATTGAACAATTATATCTTATAGACTATGAAAATGGTTGGTGTTGATTAAAATTTAAAAAAGTTAATTTATATAAATAAAATAGAATTTAAGTTATTGAGTGTATTAAATGAAGACTTTTGCTCAGATACGGGAAGCTAAAAAGAACATGCCTGCGGGTCAGCATGTCTTTGATGGTAAAATAGATAAGCATAATGTCATGATTCATAAAGATAAGAATAAGTATGTGGCTTATATCGATTCGGAGAAATTAGATTCTTATAATTCTCCTGAAGATGCTAAGAAAGCCGCAACTCAGTTTATAAAGATGGCCGGAGGCAAATAATGAAGCTGATCACAGAATATACCGAGAATGATGTTCAGTGCATCGTTGAAAAGAAAGAGAACGGAGATAAGAACTTCGTTATCGAAGGTATCTTTGCTCAGGCCGAAGGTAAGAATAGAAATGGACGTATCTACCCAAAAAACGTAATGGAAAATGCGGTAAACAAATACGTCGATTCTCAAGTTAAAACTGGAAGAGCAGTTGGGGAATTAAACCATCCAGATGGTCCAACTGTGAATCTTGATAAGGTATCCCATCTCATTACCGATCTTCGTATGGAAGGTAATAATGTGATGGGTAAAGCACGCATACTGAATACTCCAATGGGTAAAATAGTTCAAGGTTTACTAGAGGGTGGTGTTCAACTGGGTGTTTCAACTCGTGGTATGGGAAGTCTCGAACAGAGAAATGGCGTTATGTATGTCAAAGACGATTTC